TGGACTTGTCCAGACGGACACCAAACAATACATCAGGTTGGATAATGTCTGAGCGTAGCGAAATAAAAAGAGATGGTGCTAAAGCACAAAAGAATTCAGGTAGAGGTAAGTATCAAAAGGGAGATGCTAAGTGGTTCTCTTTTGTTGTAGATTATAAAGAGGCTAACGCTTCTTTTAATTTAAATAAAGATGTATGGGCAAAGATTTGCACAGATACATTTAAGGTGAATAGAAATATGCACCCAGCATTAAAAGTTATTATAGGTGAAGATTCAAAAGTTAGATTGGGCATAGTCGAATGGGCAATGCTAGAAGAATTGATTACATTTTGGGAGGAAAACCATGTCAAGCGGTAAACTAAAAGTTAGACGTAGATTTAATAAGACACAAATAAAAAACGGAAGAATTGTAAGGCTTCGTAAAGACGGGACCGTAAAGGCGGATCTTGGCCCATACCCAAAAGAAAAGAGGTCATAATGAAAGAAATATTGCTTACAACAATTACTGGAATGGGAGTAGGTGCAGTTTTTGCTGCGTTTAAGCTCCCTGTCCCAGCACCACCAGTATTTGCTGGACTAATGGGAATATTTGGTCTGTGGCTTGGATACGGATTAATTCAGAGGGTGTTCTAATGAATATTGATTCTGTAACATTTGGATTGTTTATTGGATATTTTAGCGGGTATTTTTCTGCCATGCTAGTTGTACATTTACAGGAAAAGGAGAAGGCCCGTGAACGACAAAAACACTCTGGAACTAATCAGTGATATAACAGAATTTAATGATCTTCATGAGTACATGAAGGATGAGCATCTAGATAAAGCTTTGGCTGTTGTGGTAAAATTGTTAATGAATCCAGATGTTCCACCTGCAAAAGCACCGCTTTTAATTATAGAGTTGCAAGCTATGTCAACTAAGTTTGCTGTATTGGCTTCAGTATATTCTACTATCGCTAAAGATAAAGCGGGAACAGTAAACAACAATAAAAAGAATGTGTATTACTCAGTAAAGGAGTCGATAGATAAACTTGTGGATGCCCTCAAGTATGTCGTTCGTTATAATGGCTAGAGAAATAGTAAATAATTTAAAATTTAAAAAGTCTACTGGTAATTTTAATCCAGAGGCTTTTGCAAAGATGCTTAATGATGCTTATATGGACAGCAAAAGGGCAGATGGGAAAATGACAAAGACATCCTTTAGTCCAAGTTCATTGGGCTATGGGCATGGCAATTGTCCAAGATATTGGTTTATGGCATTTACTGGTGCTGTATTTATAGATAACAATGATGCGGTTTCAGTTGCCAATATGGCAAATGGAACGCAGGCTCATGAAAGAATTCAAAAGATAATTAAAAGCATGGGAATTCTGAAGCATGAAGAATTTGAAATTGTAAATGAATATCCTCCTATTCGTGGTTTTATGGATGTAATACTCGATTGGAATGGAGAAGAGGTTATTGGAGAAATTAAAACTGCCAAGCAGGAAGTTTGGGATACAAGACAGGCAGAGATGAAATCTTCAGCAAACCACCTACTCCAGCTATTGACTTACATGAAATTACGAAATATTAAAGAGGGATTTTTCTTGTATGAAAATAAAAATACTCAAGAAATGCTTGTCATTCCAGTTCAAATGAACGATAGAAATAAAAAAATTATTGATGAACTGTTTGAGTGGTTATGCTCTGTTTATGATAATTTTAGAGAAGGTGATCTTCCTACACGCCCATTTATTAAAACAAGTTACACATGTAAAAATTGTCCAGTAAAGAAAGAATGCTGGAAGGGTGAAGAAGGAACAGTAGACATTCCAGCCTATGAGGTTCCTAAAGTATGATATGCAGTAATTCAGATTGCAGTAAAGACTTTGAGCCTAAAACACATAACCAAAAATATTGCTCAGATGAATGCTGCCGTATTGCTACAAATAAAAGAATCATGGAAAAGTATTATGAGAAAAAAGCAATTAGGGGTGGCAAGTTTCGTCCATGCAATAAATGCAAGGCTCCACTAAGTAGATACAATCAATCAAACTTATGCTCCTCATGTGAAAAGAATGCTGGATTAAAGAATAGAGATAAGTTGTTGGGAATGATAAATGAGATTAGCTGAGCTGGTTAAGACTAAGGCAAACAGGGTATTAGGTATAGATGCCTCTACAAACTCTGTAGCATTTTGCTTAATGGAAAATGATAAGCCGATCAGATGGGGCAAGGTAGAGTTTAGCGGATCTGATATATATGAAAAAATATATGATGCTAAAGTTAAAATGCATGCCATGCTTCCACAACTTAAATCAGATTATATAGTTGTTGAGGGTGCAGTATTTGTTAAATCTCCAGATGCTGTGATTAAACTATCATATGTATATGGAGTTGTAATTGCAGAACTTATGTCTACTGGAGCCAAGGTTATGACCATATCTCCTACATCTTGGCAGGCACATATTGGAAATAAGAATCCAACAAAGATAGAAAAAGATAAGCTTAGATTTGAAAATCCTGGACATGCTGACTCTTGGTATAAGGCAAAGATGCGGGAGATCAGAAAGCAAAGAACCGTAGATTATTTTAATAAAAAGTATAATTTAGAATTAGATGATTTTGATGTGGCAGATGCATTCGGCATTGCCCACTATTCAAACACGGTGTTAACAGAACGATGAAACTATATCAAAGTAAAGACTGGCTATATAGACGATATGTGGTGCAGAAAAAGACTGTTACAGAAATTGCGTCAGAATGTGGAGTCTCTGCTATGACTATACAGAGACACTTGGAGAAGTTTGGACTGATTAAAAAAAGATGATACATTATTACGGTAGTCAAAGTCAGGCTGGACAAGAATCATTTGTCTTAAATGTTTTAAATCAGAAAAGAAACGGGGTCTACTTAGAGATAGGTGGATACCATTCAAAGAGAGATAGCAATACATATTTACTAGAGACAGCATTTGATTGGACTGGTGTCGCATTTGAAATAGATAAAGATAGATGCGAAGAGTATAATTTAAACAGAAAAAATCCATGCCTAAATGTGGATGCAACTACATTTAATTACTTAGAGTATTTAGAGTCAAATAATTTTCCAAAAACAATAGATTATTTGCAATTAGACATAGAGCCTGCTGCTCAAACTTTAGCAGCGCTAAAGGCATTACCTCTTGACAAATATAGGTTCTCTGTTATAACATTTGAACATGACTTGTATGCTGATCCAAATAATAGATTGGTAAAGCAGGAAGCGGCAGAGATATTAGCAAGTCTTGGGTATAAATTGGCTGCTGATAATATAGATCATTGTGGCAACATATTTGAAGACTGGTGGGCAGATTCAAATATAAACATAGAGGGGATATTGTAATGCTTGAACCAGTATTTGAAGATGTAAAAGAATTTCGTTGTGAAGATTTATATTTGCTGACAGTAGGCACTGAAGCAGGTAAAGAAATATGGGATACCTGCCATGAGATTGCTCATATGCTAATTAAAAAGAATATTGCTTACGGTAACTCAGCCTTAGACCCTGTCCGTATATTTTCGAAGGCGGGACCAAGAGAACAACTCCATGTAAGAATTGATGATAAATTAAATAGACTTATGAAGGGTACAGAATATCCAGGCGATAATGATATTGACGATTTAATTGGATATTTAGTCTTATTAAAGATTGCCAAGCAAAAATCCAGTTGATTTTTTAGTCGACTAGGAATATAATATCTATATATGGACATTGAATTAGCTGATCATTTTGATCGTATGAATAAGGTTGTTTCTGAATTGCTCAAGGGCAACAGCGCAACTCAGATTGCTTCTATAACGGGTTTTAAACGGGCAGAGGTTGTAGAGTATATAGACGAGTGGAAACAGGTCGTTAGAAGCGATTCTGGAGCCCGTGACAGGGCAAAGGAAGCCATCTCTGGGGCAGACCAACATTACGCTATGCTCATTAAAGAGGCTTGGAAAACCGTAGAGGATGCAGACCAAGCAGGCCAATTAAATATAAAAGCCACAGCATTAAAACTAATTGCAGATATTGAAGGCAAGCGTATAGGCATGCTTCAAGAAGTAGGTTTGCTAGACAACGCAGAACTTGCAACCCAGTTGGCGGAAACTGAGCGGAAGCAAGACATCCTTGTAAAGATTCTAAAAGAAGTAACAGCAAGTTGTCCAAAGTGTAAATTAGAAGTTGCTAAACGTCTATCTCAAATAACTGGGATAGTTGAACCAGTTGAAATTATAGAGGAAGTTAGTGGATCTTAATTTTAATGATCTCATAGACATCCTCGACGGAGAGGAATTTGATGAGAGACCAGTCGATCTACGAACATTTGTTACGGGACAAGATTACCTTGCACTACCTCCGCTTTCGGAGCACCAGTATACACTCATTGAGAAGAGCAGCCAAATCTACAAGGAATCTACCCTTATAAAATTATTTGGGGAAGAAGAAGGAAAACGTAGATTTAAACAAACATGTAATGAAGTTATTGCTCAGCTTGGTAAGGGTAGTGGTAAAGATTATTGTTCCACTATATCTGTTTGCTATATAGTATATTTACTATTGTGCCTGAAGGACCCAGCTACATATTACGGCAAGCCACCTGGAGACTCAATAGACATTTTAAATATTGCTATCAACGCACAACAGGCAAACAATGTTTTTTTCAAAGGCTTTAAAACACGCATAGACTCTTCTCCATGGTTTGTTGGAAAATATGAAGCCAAGGCTTCTGAGATGAAATTTAATAAAGCAGTAACGGTTCATTCTGGTCACTCAGAGCGAGAGGCATGGGAAGGCTATAACGTAATAGTTGTAGTCTTAGACGAGATCTCAGGCTTTGCTACAGAAAATACAACTGGGCATGATCAGGCTAAAACAGCAGACGCTATATATGATATGTATAGGGCTTCGGTTGATTCACGTTTTCCAGACTTTGGAAAAGTTATTTTGCTTTCTTTCCCACGATTTAAAAATGATCCTATCCAAAAGTTTTATGAGTCAGTCATTGCAGAAAAAGAAACTTTAGTTAAAACTAAAGTATTAAAAATGGATGACTCATTACCAGACGGAATAGAAGGAAACGAAATAACCGTTGAATGGGAAGAAGATCATATTATTTCCTATAACATTCCAAGAGTATTTGCTTTAAAAAGACCAACATGGGAAGTCAATCCTACAAAAAAGATTGAAGATTTTAAAGTGGCATTTTATAAAAACATGCCAGATGCTCTGGGAAGATTTGCATGCATGCCTTCAGAAGCAGTAGATGCATTCTTTAAATCAAGAGAAAAGGTAGAAAAAGCATTTAGTAATA